CGACCACAAAGCAGTCACCCATGTTGATGGAACTGCAAGAGTACAAGTGGTTCGCAAAGACAGCACCTCAGCATTACGACCAATACTAGAAGCGTATTACGAAGTGACAAAGATACCAATGTTATTAAATACAAGTTTAAATATAAAAGGGCAGCCTATGGTTAACACATGGGAAGACGCCAAATTATTTGAAAAAAGATATGGAGTAAAAGTATTTTGAGTGAGTCAGTACTAGATTTAAATTATATAGATAATCCAGGACAGTGCAAAAGATATACTAGCACAAAGCCTGACATGTATTTTAATGGAGACAGTTTTACACAAGGAATGGAACTACAAGATAGATTCAACGGATGCTATACGCATTTAGTTGCAGAACATTTTGACCAAACTTGGAGTAGGTCTTCTAAGATAGGTGGAGGTAATGACAGAATACTCAGAGTTACTAGTACAGATATGATACAAATGCCTAAGAAACCGAAGATAGCAATTATATTGTGGTCAGGACCAAACAGAGTAGAGTACCTAAATGACGAGAATATCTGGAGACAGGTAGGTCATATTAGGTTTGCATTTGATAAAAGAAACTTAGAAATAAAAAGAAGTGAAATATATTGTCACCCAGACATGACTAGACATCAGCACGATGGTTGGAAGAATTACATGAGATATTGTAGAAATATTAAATGGAATTTACATGAGACCCTTATGCAAATGATATATCTTAGGCACATGTTAAATGGATTAGGTATTCCACATTTATATTACTGGATGAGTAAAGGACAGGTAGACTGTGCTATTGATTCACTAGATGATGTAAAGAAAGAAGGAGCTAATGTGGTCTGGGAACAGCAGTACAATATGAAAAAAGATGATTTCCTTAGAGAAATACCTGAACTAGCAGACGAAGGCTTCTATGAGTTAACTAAGTATAGAATACAAACAAAGTACGGGCCAATGGACCACCCCTTAGAAGATGGTCATAAGGCAATGGCGGATAAAATAATAGAGGATATTTATGATAAAAAATTGGATAAGCTCTTTAGTTAAAAAACTAAAGGCATTATACTTTCAGTGGAAAAATCGAAACATTGTGGAAGATACCCACATCTACGAGGAGTAGTAAATTTTGAATGTGGAAATTTTCCTGAGCATTTCAAAAATAGTTCTTGACAGATGCTTAAACTTTTTGTATAATATATTATATATTTGAGAGAGAAAAGAAATGACAACGATTACACCACCAACCAATTGTCCTTGTTGCGACTCTATTTTAGAGTTAGTCAATGAGCAGTTGTTCTGCAGAAACACAAAGTGTCCTGCACAATGGAGTAAAAAGTTGGAGTCCTTTTCATCTTCTCTTAAAATAAAAGGGCTTGGACCTTCAACTATCTCTAAGTTAGGTGTTGAATCTTTGCCCGAGCTTTACGAACTTACTGTATCAGATATACAGGATAGAATACAAAGTGAAAAACTAGCTGAGAAACTTTTTGATGAATTGCAGAAGTCAAAAAGTAGTAAGTTGATAGACATTCTACCAGCTTTCTCAATACCACTTATTGGTCGGTCGGCTTCTCAAAAATTATGCGATATAATATCAAACATCGAAGATATTAGCGAGAACAGTTGTACTGAGGCAGGTATCGGACCAAAAGCATCAGCTAACTTGGTAAATTTCATGGAAACAGAATTCTATCCTAACAGATACAAAGACACATTACCCTTCAATTGGAATAATAAAATTAATAAAAAGAAAGAGGTCACTGGTGTTGTATGTATTAGTGGTAAGTTAAAAAGCTACCCTACAAAAGCCCATGCTACTAAAGTATTAGAACAGTATGGATTCGTAGTAAAATCAAGTCTAACAAAAGTTTGTACTCATCTTATAAATGAGTCAGGCATTGAGTCAGCAAAGACGGAAACAGCTCGTGACCGAGGTGTTATTATAATAAGTAATATAAAACATTTAATTGGAGAAAATTAAAAATGGCATTACCAAAATGGACAGACGAAAGAACTTCAGAGTTAACTTCTTTCGTGGGCAGTGAGTCCCCTATCTCACAAACTACTGTTGCGTCAGCAGCAGAGCAGTTAGAAACTTCTGTAAGAAGTGTATCTAGCAAATTAAGAAAAATGGGTTTTGATGTAGAACTAGCTTCTGCTTCAGCTTCTAAGTCTTTTTCAGACGAACAAGAAGCAACTCTTAGCACTTTTGTGCAAGATAACTCAGGTTCTTACACATATGCAGAAATTGCATCAAACTTTGAAGATGGAAGCTTCACAGCTAAGTCAATTCAAGGAAAAATCCTTTCTATGCAGTTAACAGAACATGTTAAACCAGCACCTAAAGTTGAGACTGTAAAGTCATACAACGAACAGGAAGAAGGACAGTTCGTATCATTAGTTAATGATGGTGCGTTTATTGAAGATATCGCAGAAGCTATGGGCAGAAGCGTAAATTCAATCAGAGGAAAAGCTTTATCACTACTAAGAGCTGGTGAAATCAATGCTATTCCTAAGCAGAAAGAAACTAAAGGTTCTAGCAAAGCTGACCCTTTAGCAGGTGTCGACATTGACGGCATGACTGTTGAAGAAATTGCTGATGAAATCGGCAAAACAGTAAGAGGCGTGAAAACAATGCTTACTAGAAGAGGTCTACAATGCTCAGACTATAACGGAGCTGCTAAAAAAGATATAGGCTAATACCTATACATCGCGGGCGAGCTTTCCTTCGGGATTGCCTCGCCTTTTTTATAAATTAATAATTGTCTTGGGAGATTCAATTGACATTAGAAAGTGCATTACTAAAGCAAATACTTGCGCTAGGTGATTTCAATACTTGGAATGGTCTAAAAGAACACTACTTCCCTGAAGGTGAGTACCGAAAACTGTGGAAAATAGTAGACAAGCATGTACATAAGTACCAAGATTTGCCAACATTTGAAGATTTAAAACTAGAAGTCCGTTCAAGGGAACTTCAAGAAAAAATCTATGCCATTGAAACTGTGGAAACAGATGTTGCTCCAGAACTTTTATTAGATTATTTAAAAAACCAATTTACACAAAGTGAGATTCTTACAAGAATTGAAACTTTTGTAGACACTCAAATAGCTATCGGAGATGCTCGTGAAAACATTGACTTGTTGCAAGAAATTGTAGTACAAGTTGAAGATAGAGTAGAAACGAATGATGCCAACGAAAGTATGGAACATATTGAGTTATTTGATAGTGAGGAAGATTTAGCAATGGCTCTTCCACTAGGTCTGAACTCAGAATTCGATTTTGATTATAAGTTCTCTCCCAAAGACTTAGTAGTTATCGGTGCTTCACGAGGCAAAGGTAAATCACTTTCTCTATGTAATAGTGCTGTTTCTTCCCTTGAAAGAGGTAAGTCAGCATTATACTTTACTATAGAGATGTCTACTAGAGAAATACTACAAAGAATATGTGCAATGTCAGTCGGTGTTCCGCTTGGCAGACTAGAAGCTAGAAACCTTACTACTATGGAGTGGCATAAGGTAGCTGACTGGTGGGCTGCAAGATTCGAGAATGGAGACGAGGTTAGGAAAGAGTACGACGATCACCAAGATTTTGACAAGTTTCATTATCAATTGACTCGTAATCCGCTTCGTAAAGATGTTCCTCAAATAGACATCTATTATGACCCTTCCCTTACATTAGCAAAAGTTATCAGCGTAGTAAAACAAAAACTAGTAGAAGACCCTAATCTAGGGATTATCATAGTGGATTATCTAAACCAAGTTAAGCGCCATAACGCG